GGGATAGTATAGTATATTTGTTCATTACCGATTTTATAAATATATGGCATTTATCATACATATTTGTTATTAATTAACAACGAATATGTAATAATATAAAAGATAAATAAACAAAATTATAAAATATATTAATTTTTTTTTGAATAGTTCAGCGCAATTGATTTATTTTGCTTTAATGTTGCAAACATATGTTCTATTTTCACTCTGTTTTTGTTTGTATTATTATTGATTCGATTAATAAATTTATTTCGGTGTTCAAATAAACTTTGTTTTTTCCTGCATATATATGCATTTAATTTATGTTTATTACATACGATAAACGTTTTATTATCATAATACCCTATATCGGCTATTAAATTTTTATTACATACATTAATATTATTTGTGACAATATCGTTTAATGGTATATAAAGAATGTTCATATAACGGTAGTAATAATATTGGGCGTTTTGAAAACGCATATCCAATATACTTAACCCGTGATAGGAATTCATGTAAAAATATGTTAAACATTGTAAAACATATGTTTAATAATGATATGAACCGACCAAATGTGTTTATACGATCAAATAAAATAACACATCATACTAATAATATAAAACCTATTATTGAGGATACTTCCATACGCAAACTGGAGAAAAAATCCACATCTCTATGCAGTTATAGGATTTGTTCGGAATATGTATGCTGATTATGTATTATGTTACATTATAATATAGCGGATATTTATTGGACAGTCCTATAAATGAGTAATACGATAATATGGATATTTATATGCATGCTTACGATATTAGCCATAATCATCAATGCGTTTCCCGACAATAATAGATTAACTAATACATACCGTACTACTAATATTGTGGAAAACAATGAAGAAAAAGAAAAGAAACATGACACGGAACATAAAACGGAAGAAGAAAATGAACATAAAACGGAAGAAGAAAATGAACATAAAACGGAAGAAGAAAATGAACATTCAACAGAAGAAGCAAAAGAACATGAAACGGAATATGAAACAGCTGAAAAAGATCCGATATCGGATAACATATGGGTTCGCATGCACAATGAACTTCGTAAAGAAGTACGACAAAAACCAGTTAAATGGAACAAAGAACTTCAACGAGGAGCTAAACAATATGCTGATAAATGTATATTTGAACATACGCCACCACGTACTCGTAAATATGATAATATTATTCTTGGTGAGAATTTAGCATGGGGGACGCCTTATTATGCATATACAACCGAACAAATGTTTGGGGCATGGAAAAGGGAGAAGGTTAATTATAAATATCCAAATACACCAATGCATAAATCGAAAGGACAAATTGGACATTATACGCAAATAATAAACAAACATGTTACAGATATTGGATGCGCGTGCTCTAAATGCAAAGGAAGTAAAAATTGTGTATGTAGATATAATCCAGCTCAAATTGGTGATGAACCACCATATTAAAAAATTGAAATTTAATATGGTATGATGTTTATATATTTATATTACAATTCATTTTAACGAATTCAAATTTACCACTAAGTTGCAATTATGTCGAGATATTCGAAAGCTCCTGGAGGATATACGCTGGTTGATACGGAAACGTATATACGCTTGCTGGAACAGGAATGTAGCAAGGCAAGCTTACCACATCCGCATCAATATCAGCATCGACAATCGCAACTAACCCAGCCACCGCAGAGATATCAGCAGTATCCGCACCAACAATGGCCACCAACCCTGTCATCGCATCAAGATCAGCATACCCAGCCAGAACAATGGCCACCTCAATCTCAGCAGACGCGGGGATTATGGCAAGAACCTCAGTCGACGGATATTTGCATAGCTTATATAAACGGTGGATGTGAAGGGGGATGCGGTAAACAACATCCTAAAGAGTGTTGGTATCACGCAAAAGGAAAGCAATGTCCACATACACGCTGTAGATTTGCGCATTTCTGCGGTGCGCCTGCTGTCGCGAGTAGTGCTGAAATTTGCAGGGATTATCAAAAAGGATGTTGTACACGTGGGAACACGTGTTGGTACCAACACATACGATATGGCGATGAATGTGTGAATATACACCCGGCGCAAGATGACCGTTATGGACAATGTAGTGCACCAACCGCAACGAAAACACAAGAATGCAAACACTATATACGTACAGGGTGTTGTATGTTTGGAAAAGACTGTAAGTATGTACACCCGCGACAATGTGACGATGCTGAACAATGTAGCCAACCAGCCGATACGAAACGACCAGCCGATACGAAACAACCATGTCGTCACTTTCTACGCGGGCATTGCGAGCGGGGTGGTGCGTGTGGGTTTAGACACTCGACGCAAGATGTATCTACCAAACCATGTTTTGATTACATAAAGGGCAATTGCACGCGTGCCGATTGCCGTTACGCACACACTGACGTACAAGCTCCACCAGAAACGCAACCCGCGCAAACACCCTTATTCGGAGATGATGATGTCCGTTGTGATGACTGGTCAGCACAACCGACTGGTAAGTAAATGCTCGGGAAATAAAATATAACTATAATTTATTTCTCTAAAAATAATATAAATATGTCCAAAAACCAAATAATAATAACATATATAATGATCATTATTCTAAGTTTATGTGCGTTTGCATCTTATGTAACCGTATATCGTGATTATGACGGTGAATATGAATATGATATTTAAATTTAATTGATTTTAAATGTATTATCGATGATAAATCCAAAATTATTTATCCATATCTCACACATTTTATTAACTAGTTTATTATGTGTTTTTGAATCAAGCACGTTATCACATAATAATATTCTGTTAATATTTTTATCGTTGTCGATATAACATCTTGTTAATATATAACTTACACTACTCGTCCTGATTATTAATCTAATTATATCATCCATAAATGAATTTACAAACTGCATGAAATCGGAATTTATATAAGTACTTCCTAACGGATATGTATTTATTTTAAAATCATTGAGTTTATTAACCATTATATCTAACCGCTCTTTATCAATGCCTTTGAAATTTTTACATACTATATAAAATTCACCGCTACATGAATTGCTCGTTGTTGGTTTTGATAAATATATACTATCAAATGATAACCAATATATGTATATTAAGTTAACAAAAAACATTCCTGCATCGATTGTATCACGTTTAGTTGGTAAATGTGGTAAAAAGTGTTTAATAACAACATTACTGCCATTTTTAGCAACCGATAATGCTAACATGCACTGAGCATACTCTAGTTTCTGTAAATCATATGTATCTAAATCAGTATCTATACCCGCGTCACCTGTAATTAAATGCGGATGGTAATTTATTAATTTATCAGATATTAATTTTATGTTATATGGGTCTGTTATATCACCCGTTCCATTTCCAAACAGCCACTTGTCTATATGGTGCTTCATTAATCCGTAATTATCCCCGAATATGTTGTTGCCGAATTTTTTCTTAATCTGTTCATTATGTGGATTTAATGAATTAGCATACCAATTATGTTTAGTAGTTTTACTTATTTTAGTATGTATATAATATTTAGTTGAAATTATAAACTGACCAGGTGCTTCAGCTAAATGAAATGTGTTTATTGGTTCGTTCATCGGTAATAAATTATATGTGTGCAATATTTCATATAACTTTGAAAATGCATTTGATGGTTTAAATGATAATTTATTATACATATATTTATTTACACATTTAGCAAGACCCCTCCCTATACCATAAGTAACATATGTTACTTTTTCGAAATAAGCAGAATCATTTGATTTTTCAAGTATTGAAAATGCACGCCGTAGTGATACTAATTTGTAATAATTTTTAGATATATCAACACGTAATTTGTCGTCATTGAAAAATGCATCGGTTGGTATATTTTTCCATTTTATATTTGGTTCTTGTAATATTTTAGTATACGTTCCGGAAAAATTATATAGTGACATAACTAATTTAACATAATACGCACTCTGTTGAGAGTTATAATAATTATTAACCATAATGCCGTTGTCATCGAGCACTTTAACGATGTATTGTAAATCGTTTAAATAACCCGTGTGTATATACGACTGTATTGTTTCATTTGTGAACAATTTATTTAGGTAAATAATCAAATTAATATTGCGTGTATAGTGTATATTTACAAGTCTAATTAGCTTTTTATATTGCTCATTATCAATATCCATAAGAGGTATACCGATATCGGTTATTAACTTAACACTGCTGTTATTAGTTCGTGCACTAATACTTGTAATATATTTTTCGATATTTACGTGGGGAATGTCTGCAATTGCAAGCATTTCATTAACTGATACATTTATATTGACGCATTCCATTGCAATTTCATGTATTTTTTTAAATTCGATGTCACTTAATGTATAATGATATCCGACACACTTAAATACACAATACATATTCACTCTATTAATTTCATTATTATGAAGCAATTCGATGCTGGTAAAACATTTGCATAAAATACTAAGTATTTTATTAAGTGCTATATTATTATCTGTATTCCACGATGGTAAGTTTATTATTAGAGTACCATTATCACATAATAATTTTAGTGCGCATGGTAGTGACATTAATATAGATGGTAATACAATATATTGTTCAAGGTGCGGGAATATGGCCATTGATACAAAACTATCATTTGCTATTATAATATTGCTATACTTACCGAGTTTGGACTGTGTATTTTTTTCTAAATATTCATACAATGTGATATTATTATCGTTATTATATTTTTCGGATGAATATATATTTTTGTAAAACATCACACTGATTGAAAACAAATCTGATATATCCGCAAACTCATTTGTGCTATTTGTTATGATTAAGTTTTCATGCACATGTCGTTTTACAGATAACGTATCTATTATTGTTACGATCAATGTTGGATTATATATTCTAAATTTCGCATCAGATAATAATGATTTAACTAATTGCTTTTTATTTTTTACATTGGAATATGTTTGACTGTGTAATTTATTACTAATCTTGGCAATATCAGTATGCTCCATAATATCGTATTTTACATTGCTAATAAACGTATGCAATATATCGTCATCCGTGAATTTTTGATAATCTATAAACATATATCTACTGCATATCGCAAATATTTTTTTCGCGTCGAGTGTAATGCCATGTAAAAGTGGTTCTTTGATATTTAATATATCGATTGTTAATATATGTGACATTCTATATTGGTGATTAACATATTATGTACGCCGAGATTTTTACTAATTAATAAATTAATTAGTAAAAAATACTTAAAAATTAACTGCGGTATTATCGATATTAAAATTATAATTGTGTATCCATAGTTCACATAATCTATTTCTAATTTTATTATACTCGCGTTGATGTAATGCACTTGTTTTATTAATATTATTAACATCATCGAACTTATCAATAGCACACCGCGTTAATAAATAACCAACATTCTTTGTCCGCGTTATTATTTCAATAATGTCATTAATAAATGATTCAACCAACTCAATGAATTCTATATCGACCATATCTTTGTCAAATAATACCATATTTTCCCTAAAATTATCTAAATTATCCAGCATTGTACATAAATTATGTCTGTCGATATGTTTGAAATTCTTGCAAACAATGTAAAATTCACCGCTTCTATAATTGCTTGTTGTGGGTTTTGTTAAGTATATTTCATCAAATGATAACCAGTATAAATATATCATATTCACAAAAAAAGTCCCAGCCGATATACTATTCGATTTCGTTACAATATGTGGTAAAAAGTGCTTAATAATCGCATTACTCCCTCTCTTAGCAACCATCAATGTGAACACACACTGTGCATAATCTAGCTTTTGCAACGTATATAAAGAAGTTTCGTCAGTACACAATCCGGCATCACCTGTTATTAGATCAGGATAATAATTCGACAATTCCGATGCAATGTGCTTTATTGTGCTACTTTGTGTAATATCTCCTGTACCAGTTCCATATAACCACTTGTCTTTATGGTTTTTCAATAAACCATAGTAATCTTCTAATATACCCTTTCCGAATTTTCGTATATTATCGTCGTTTTCAGGGTTTAATGAATTAGCTAGCCAATTATATTTACAATCCCTATTTAACCTAGTTTTTATGTAATATTCTATTGTGATTATAAACTGTCCTGGAGCTTCTGCGATATGAAACGTATTAATCTCACGAGATGATGGTAATAAGTCATATACGTGTAATAACTCGTACAATTTCATAAATGCATTCGTTGGTGCAAAATTTAGGCGATATTTTAAATACTTATTGACGCATTTAGATAGACTTTTTGCTATTGAGCATGTTACGTACGAAATGTGTTGAATATATTCACTTTCATATTTGTTTGTTAATTTATAAAATGCATCTTTTAGTGTAGATAATCTATAAAAACTATCGCTAATGTTTATGTATCCACATGTAACTTGCGATGCGTTATTTATATGAATACGATTCCATTGTATATTATTTGATGGCATTATTTTCGCATATATTCCGCGAAAATTATAAATACTTCCCAATAACTGTTTACAAACACTTATTTGATCAAATGAGCATAAATTTAGAACCAATATACCGTATTTATTCAAAAACTTCATTATAGCACAAAGCATATTGCGATTTCGAGTTTTTATAAGTGTATGTATTTCATTTGTATTGCATTTACATAGTTGATATACATATTCAATTTCGCAAATTGTATTTGAGTACTGATATTGTATTTTTGTTATTAAATTTGTGTACTCCGTGCTTTTTATTTTTCGTATGTTCATATTCGATAATACAGTGAATTTATACACGTCTGCGTTTATACAATCGCATATTGTGTATGTTGTTAATCTATTATCATTAACAATATTGCTTATTATATTGTCGTATATTTGATATATTTTGCTAAAATTCGTACATAATATAATACAACGCATATTGATACCAGCATTAACATAATCATTATTAACGATATCGACATGCTCGAAAACTTCCGTTAGAATATATAATATGTCATTTAGTGCATTATCGTCGACAGTACTGTATATTGGGAAATTAATTATTAAATTGCCTTTATTATAAAGCATTTTAAATGATGTGTAAATTGATTGTAATATCATAGATACTTCCATATGATGACTTATATTTAAGTATTGTTCACGAATTAATATGTTATTGTTATCTATGATGATGGTATCGTATTTGCGATATGAATTGTTTTTCGTAAAATAACGTGTGTTTTTATTTTTTGTTGAGATATAAACGTATTTTTGGTCACGTATATACTTAATTTGCTCATGCATCGCATCATCACAAATAGCATTGTTATTATTGAGCAATATATCTATGTTAACTAGATTATTGATATCTTTAAACATATCAATATCACATGCAATTAGTAATGCGCGTGAGTGATAGTTTTGTTTTAGTATAGTAATAACGTGGTATAATAAGCACATATCATACTTTTTAAAGTTATGTGATATATTTAGTTTATGTGTTTGTATTATGTCAATACTGGATTGATATTTATTAATGTGATTTAAATATGAATATACGTTGTTTTTTGCATATGTATTACCAATGTCATTTTTTATAAACATATAATTATTACATATTGCAAACAATATACATGGTTCTATGTTGTTATAATAACTACTTAAATCACTTATCGTTTTGTACATTATATTTATAATAGCATTATAAATATAATATGGTTATTGCTTTATATGTTCATTTTTTTAGTATTGTAATTGGTCATTGAGTTGTTTTAACTCATCTAATATTTTTTTGTATGTTGGTATAGCGATAGTATAATAGGATTTTATTTGTTCGCACCGTTGATATTTTTTTATAGATTCGTCGAGTTCTATACTGTCATCTGTCGGTTGTGCTTCAGGGGGTGCTTCAGCTAGCTGTTGGGTTGCTTCAGGGGGTGCTTCATGGGGTGCTTCATCTAGCCGGTGTGCGTCGGATGCATCTGATGACGGTTGTTCGTAATGTGCCTGGACGGCATCTACTGCCGGTTGTGCATCATGTGCATGGACGGCATCTACTTCCGGCTGTGCTTCATCGGCTATGCGTCGCATAGTGTATTCATCATAGCGTCGTTCGATATACGTAGACTGACTGTCTAATTTTTCAAATAACGTACCGAAATTACGTATATCTGTTCCATAATAATGATATATCACCATTTGTTTGAATAAATTTGTAGTGTGTATTAGGTCGCGAAACGCATAGTTGCTTAAATAGTTTGATAACATTTCATATATGTTATTGAATTCTTGCGTATCACTATTGTGGTCAGATATACAAATATATGTGCTTTGGAATGGCCTTTGTTGTATGTAATGAACTTCATTAAACATACCTTCCATTTTGCGTGTATTTTCAAAACCAGTTATCTTTCTAATTTGTAACGTATTGTTAACATTGGGTGAATATCGATGATCGAGTATGTCTAATAATGCTTCGCCGTACACTGGATGTACACGTATTAGTATAATGTCGATTATTAGCACGTCCGCATATAACGACCGATAGACATTGGTAAATCCATCAGGGTGTTCAATGTCTGCAAATGATGATATATCCGTAATTACGTTATGTATACCACCTGCACCGCCAGTTTGTAATAGTTTATCATACTTTGATTTGTATTTTAAATATTTTTTTTCAAAATTGGCCATTATTATATGTTTATTTGACAAAAATTATAATGTAATATGGACAAATATGGACAAATATGGGGCATATGTAACACTGTTACATATACCAATATCGAAAATATTCACACAATTTTGAAAATAGTGTTTATATTAACATATGCCTATTCATATTATTCACTGAATATCACCTATACTCAATGTAGCATATATATGTGTTCGTTCTTTTTTCATTGCAATAATATATCGATATAGTAACTCATTAATATTTCGCCAATGTAAATTTTTACAATCACGTACGCAATTAATATTATCAACGTCAATAATTATGTATCTAATATCGTTATATGTTATTGGGTTGGTAATATAATTTATACTGTTTTTGTTTATATCATGCAATATGTTTATTTTCGGTAATGCATCGAAATAAAAGTATTGTAATGGTAAACATGTTTTATTTAATAAACATATTTTTATATAATTAAGCATCGAGCATACCATACTAATATTTTTCGCACATTTTATAATTGTCGGAGCAATGTTATATAATTTATAAAAATTATCTTTATTACAATTGTCGAAAAATATTCGTTCTTGGGGCGATAATCGGCATATATTGTTATATATATGATTACATTTATATTTATCGCCACCATATATAGTATGTAGTACTATCCTGAAAGCCATAGTTGTTTTCTCGGTTGTAAACAGAAATATAGACGAATCATGCCGAAGGCACCTAATAATAACTCGGTCGGCTTTAGTTGTATCAGTAGTCATTGATAATTGAATTGTAAATTGATTTATGTATAATAATACACATATAAATATATTTTCAAATTTTACATTTACAAAAAATTGATATTTAAACTAATTGTATATATAAAATGATATAAAATATATATTATATAAATTACGATATTCAGATTAATAATAACAATGGCAAAGAACAAGATAGATGTCATAACATATGATAAATTTGATGTTGATAAATTCTCCATCAGCGAATTAGACATAAATAGTTCAAAGTCATCTAAATTCAAGCAATCCCGACAATATATATCAAGAGTAACATACAATGGCAAAGTATGTGTTATACAAACACCAGAAATCGCAATAACTCAATATGGGTGGTTTTCAGGAGAATCAAGCTATCATGCTACTGACGTTGATAAGCTTAAAGCTGGTATAAAAATTCCATTAGATAATAGTCAGCCGAATTGCATTAATTTTAAAGAAAAGTTTATTGACGCTGTTGATAAAAAAACAAAAAAGCTTATAAAAACAATATTAGATAACGCCGAAGAAGCTAAATACTGGCCTTTGAAAAAAGTACCTGGTAAATCACCCATGATCAAAGATAAAAGCAAACAGCAAGATGATAAGAAAATAGATAAAATGGATGCGTTTAAAATTAAATTTGATCTAGACGAAACAACTGATCCGGATCAGCCCATTATTAAAACTATATTTTTCGTGAAAGAAGTTGATGAGGATGGAAATATAACACGTGTTAAGAAAAACATAAGAAGTATAGATGAATTAGATAAATTAGGTATTAATATGGGTGCGAAAGTTAAAATGATACTCCATGTTAACAAATTCTGGGTAAAATCAACACTTGACGAATGTGGCTTAAATCTCAAAGTGACTCACATGGAAATCGAACCAAGTACTAATATGTCATTACGAGACGCATTTATGGATGATCCATTTATCAACGACGCAATAATCAATGAAATAAAAAAAGAAATCAATAGTAAACATGATGACGATATTGACAACGCAAAGAAGAGTACATATAAAAAAGTATCTGATAAAGACAGAAAGAAAAAAATTATTAATGTTATTGAACAAGAGAGCGACGATGATATAAGCGAGCCTGAGAAAGAACAAGTAAATCATAAACAGGCTATGCAAAGACAAACATCGTCCAAAAAAAGCGTGCATAAAGATACCACCGAAGATGACGACGACGAAGATGATGCCGATAATGATGATGGTGATGATGGAGATGATAGTGATAATAATATTAATACGAAATTAAAGGCGTCGTTAGACTCCGATGATGATGGTGATGATATGATAAACAAGCGAGTAGTTAGCGATGATGATATCGAGAGCGACGAAACAGACCATGCGCCAAAAAAACAAACTGCGCAAAAACAAACTGCTAAAAAAGATGATACAAAATCATCAAAAAAACCAAATAAACGACGATAAGTTATAATTTATTAGATATATGTATTTAATTAAATACATATATTACTATTATTTCGGCATATATTGATATGTCTTTACAATTGGAGAGCATTGAATACATTTATTATAATGTGTGTTAACCATATCAATTACGTCATCATGTTCTAATTTACCAAAATGCTCTAAGTGTATTAATTGGTGTGGGAAAGTGCACCTATTATTTGAACTTATTTCATCAATGTATTTGTTTATCATTTTGTATGTTACATACGATGGCGTATAATCTCGCGGTAGTAATGCATCTATGTATATACCAATTTTACAATGTGCATTATTATATGCTTCCATTGAACCTTTTTTATATACACCAATAATCTTTGCTCCCTTTTTACCAGCATATCCAAACAATGGTGAATCCGATAATCCATCACCAATTATTATACTGTTTTTATACGGGAATTTATGATCATTATGTACGATTTTTAGATTTATATTGTCAATACCCTTTGATAATTTAATAAACGTTGCCGTTTTCGAAAAGCTCGTAATTAACGTTTTTATTTCGTTTAAATATTCGCAATTATTAGTAGATACTAATTCACTAGCGTATATACCATCAACAAGTGATGATATTTCAGATCCCATTATTATATTTCGTATACCAACACTAATTACGTATATCGATAAGTTAACTTTACCACACCATGTCATTTTTATGTTGTTTATAAATTCTATAATACCAGGAGATAGCTTAATTAAACTACCATAATATCGCATATCATCATCGGTTAGTTTATGGCCATTTCTCATAAATACTCCTTCCGATATGTCTTTTAACATACATTGAATATATGCAATTTCTCTATCATATCCTTTATAATATGTATCAACAACTTTCCAATAGTCAGACGCTTTTTTAATATCTATGTCCGTATATTTTTTTTGTATTCTTTCCAAATTATCTTCAAATATCGGATGCTCGCAGCATTCTTCTGTAATCGTATCATCATAATCAAATATGATTGTTACGTTTTTATTGGCATCCATTATCGATTAAAAATTGATATATATATACATTAATAAATATATTCATATTACATTAATTAATCAGCTATAAATAAAAAATGTTAAATATTGACGAACTAGATAATATAGTCATCGAATACTTAGAAGATAGTGATAATATGTTATGTAAATTAGTGAATCATCGATATTATAATATGATACATCAACCCAAAAATAAGTCAATTAAATTAAGCAGGTGTTTATATGAATCATACAATATGTTAGATTATATAATGCGCAATTACGATTTTACATTTTCGTATAAAACGTTAGCACGTGTGTGTAGATATGGTAACTATAATGCAATTGTTAAAATGCATACTTTTCAAATAATTAATGATGTTCAATGGGAATGTCAATTTAGTAGATTAGCGACCATTGAATGCATTCAATATGGATCATTACCAGCATTATCATTTTTAATAAATAATGGTTATGAATATAATGCATCTACCATGGAAGCAGCTGCTTTACATGGTGATTTAGAATGTATGAAATATTTGCATAAACGACGATGTAAATGGAGTTACGATGTACTTAATAATGCACTTACGCATAATCATATACATTGTTATAATTATGCAATTCAAAATGGATGTAAGATTGGAAATACAACGTTAATAACGGCATCGCTACATGGACATTTAGACATATTAAAAGATTTACACATAAATAAGAAAGTTGAGTTAAAATGGAAGGCTGCTTCATATGCCGCGTTGAACGGTCATATTAATTGTTTAGAATATGTTCTGGATAACGGTGTTGATGTAAATGGGTACGTGTGTTCGTATGCTATTGAAAGTGGTCGATTAGAAATGTTAAAATATGCTATTTCAAAAAATTGTCCGTTAACTAAATATGCGATAATAAATGCCGTCCGATTTGATCGCGATAATATGTATAGTTACATAATCAACAATGTAGATATTGATATTAATTATATCGAAATACTATTCATATGTGCTAAATATAATTCAATAAAGTGTTTACAAATTACTCTAAATAAAATATCGCCAGAATATTACAATGCGATGCGAGGAGAAATATTATCAAAAATGATATTAAACAAAAGCACAGAGTGTATATTGTATATGTTTGAGCATATGTCAACATATAAAAGTATAAATGAATTAAGTGATACAATTGGCTGGATGTCTATGCATGCATGTGTATATGATGTACTGACCACATTAATTGATATATATGGGTGTGGATTTGATGCGCGTATTATTAATAGATTGATGATTCATATATTTGTTAGTGATTCTAATAAAGGACGAATAATGTTGTTGCAAAAAATATTACAGCATTATATTGAGAATTATTATGATGAGTTAATTGTACTTATCGTAGATGAAAACAGTATTGATATATTTAAGTATATCGATAAAAGTATATTTACATGTGATTTTGTAAACAAACTACATAAATACGCAATTAAAAAAAAATCATATAAAATCATAGATTATATTACAATTAATTATCAATGTATGATAGATAATAAACAGTAAATTTATTTAATTTATTATGCCATAATAAATTAAATAAATTTAAAAAACATATTTATCAGCAATCACCCATCTTTCGATTTATGATAATTGCATCATTCAATATGTTAAATTTCTAAATATACCCGATTTTATTTATCGTCAGCAAAATACTTTTTTCGCTGGTTGTTTAGGTATATCTGTTTTCTGTGGCACCGGTGACTGATTATTATTAGTTTGCGTTGATTCCGGCTGATTATTATTCTGATCACTCTGTTGTTGTTTATTATTGATAGGCGTGGTTTGATCCATTTTGCGTTTTTTATATATTACTATAATTTTATTTATTTAACTCGTCATTTTTTTAATATCCTGCATAGGGTTTTCACGCAAAATAAAAAACATCATACCTGATAAAACTAAGCAACATACACACAATAATAGTATACCAAAGATTATCCCTATGTATGTGTCTGTCGAAAAATGCTCTCGTGTTTCTTGGTTAGATTTTGATTTGTTCATTTATTATAGGACTGTCCAGTAAATATCCGCTATATTATAATGTAACATAATACATAATCAGCATACATATTCCGAACAAATCCTATAACTGCATAGAGATGTGGATTTTTTCTCCAGTTTGCGTATGGAAGTATCCACAATAATAGGTTTTATATTATTAGTTTGATGTGTTATTTTATTTGATCGTATAAACACATTTGGTCGTTTCATATCATTATTAAACATATGTTTTACAATGGTTAACATATTTTTACATGAGTTCATATCACGGGACGGTCCCATATTATTAGTGTCCATATTTTATAATAATTACTCCGGAGCATAGAGCAATGAATAATACGACAACTATTGCAATTATACCTATAAACCAACCATCATATTTACCATACATTGCTTTTATACCATTTTCAATCTTATTTATAAATTTATTTCGCACACCAGTACCAACACCATATGTACCACATATGCTTTCAACATCCGCAATTAATTTGTTTAATACGAACGCCATCGTGTTCTCGGCTATCGTTACGCCAAATAATATATCATCATGCATTTTATGTATAACGTTACATCCGTCTTTATGTTTCGATATAAACTCACGTTTGATAAAATCACATGTTACCATATGTTTAAATGTAGTTATCATTTTATCGAGCGTATTTGCTATTTTTACAAAATCGACAGATTTTGCATAATATGTCAACAAATGATCATCCTCGTTTATCTCTTCAAGATCGTCTAAATCTTCTTCGTACAAATCGTGCATTATGTTTGTTAAATCTGGTTTCATATATTGTTCAAATGCAGTCATATCTTTGCAATCAGCTGATCCGTTTACATACGCCATTTTCGTAAAGCTTGCTTTCTTACCACGTATATTAAATAATTTATTAGTAATTACCGCATCTACCTTATAGTCGCATAATTGATCTAAACATTTGCAATAATAAATTATTGCGTTTATGATCGATATAGATATATTAACAATCGATGTTAGGGATGTATGTAGTTCTTTATAAGATGTACACATATCTTTAACTTTACGACCATATACAATTTTTAATGTTTTTTCTAAAGTAGCTTTTTTATAAAAATCATTGATGTGGTACATAACATTATTTAATAAGATCATATGATTTTTTACTATATCACATACATTCACGTCCTTTTCATGTCGAGTTTTTTTAAATTTGCTAATTTCAATAATAATTATATTTACAACATCGGTATACATATCATGTAATTGTTTTATTTGATTTGTTGTTAAATTATTTGGAATAAATTTTTTGTATTTATCTGGTACTTTACTTATGAATTTGCTCATTATTATATTTATACTCAATATAAAAAATTGATATTGTAAATATCATGATGTTATTGTAAAGATATATCAATTCATATTAATTGTATAAAAATGGACAACCGTGATATTGTTAAGATTGTGTTCAATGATTATTTTAACAAACCGATACAATCCATATCAACACCGACACAACGGCTATCTTTGATAAGCTATAATGTATCCTCATCACGTAATAATTTAGATAATGCGTATGACGATTCAAATTGGCTAGATACAGTTGATTAATCAATTATCTTAATTATTGCAATAATTAAGATAATTAGTTAATACTTAAATGTATTACCACATGATAAACATACAACGAAATTTGTAATTGGTTCATCCATCGACCTTGTTTGCATTTGATATTCTTTAAATTTTTCGCTATTGTGACATTTTTTGCACGTATATGCTCGTGATACGTGATTGGTTGAGTGTGTCTGCTTGTTACTTTGCTCTTTTTTATACAATAGATATGACCATTTATCTGGATTAATTTCATAAGGAGCATAATACGCTATATTTTTAACGTTATTTGTATCGTCAATATGCTTTTTTAAATATGCGTTATTGATAGTATTGTTTTTGCCATCTATATTATCTAAAATATCATAGTATTTATCCATATATACACTCGACGTAATTAATTCCGACAATTTATTATTAGTTGCATATGATACTGTATAATCAAATATACCGTTTTCGAGATCACTTGATTTTTTTTTATTTTTAATAACTTTATTTAAGCTATTCACTATATTTTGTCGATTTATTTTATTGTTCAGTATTTCGATACAGTCCTTACTCGTTAATTGATGTTCCATTTGCATATATTAATATATTTAATATAATCTTATAAAATAAAAATCAATTTTATTAAATCAAATAAAATTGAAAATATTATGCTGGTAAAGCAATAGAATTTAATATTATATTAAAATGAGTAATATACCGTGGACTAATAAATATAGACCAATATATCTTGATGATATTGTTGGGCAAGATCATGTAATATATTTATTAAAGTGTATATTAAGAAATAAAAACCTTCCTCATTTAATATTACATGGATCATCTGGGACTGGTAAAACCACAGCAATAATAGCTATGTCAAATAGTTTATTCGGAAAAAGTATTGTTAACGATCGGGTTAAAGTATTCAACGCATCGGATGAACGTGGTATTAGTATGGTTCGGAATAAAATAGTATCATTTGTTAAAATGGCAGTTGCCTATAAAGATAATGTACCACTGTATAAGCTAATTATTTTAGAAGAATCAGATACTATGACAATGGAGTCACAATATGTTCTTAGGAAAGTTATGGAAGATTATTCGCATCTTACACGATTTTGCTTTGTATGTAACTATGTTAATCAAATAACACCACCAATCGCATCTAGGTGTATAAAAATAAAATTTAATAAATTAAATAATGATAATATATCTAAATATGTTCTAGAAATTGCTAAAAAAGAAAACATACATAATTACATAAATGATAATATTATACAATCAATATGTAAATTAGCGGATGGCGATATGCGCGTGGCGATAATGTCGCTATATAATCTTAAATATATGGTAAATACACGAAGTAAACAGTTATTCATGAACATAATTACAAATACATACATCGATAAAATATATTATGAGCTTAAACACAATACGTTAGATAATTCAAAAATATCGCTTATTTTATCAACAACTATTGTTAATCATGGTCATGTTATTAAAAATGTAATTAAATTACTAATACATAAATTGATATATGACGATGTTGTTGATGATGTTGTCAAAGTAAATGTTTCGCGTAAAGTAGGTAATATATATCCAAAGTTGTATGACAGAAGTAATGAATATGTACAACTTATGTACGTACTTATGTTAATACGGTGTCAAATATACACATAATCTCTTATAATTTCGTATTTACATTACAATATATTCGTTAAATTTCATATAATTAACTGTTTCGCACAAATATCTATAATTATTTTTTACACGAATAAGCACATACGTTATTGAAACCTGGAGCGAGCATTGCCTTTGCAGATTTGTTGGATTTGTTGCATATGATGCGTGCTTGTTCCATGCAATATTCGTTTGTGTATGGGGATGCTCCCTTCTCTTTTTTCGGAAATGTTATAGTACATATACCAAGCATGTCACATATTTGTTTCCCATTTAACGCGTTTCCATCGCTACCGCTTGCTGCATCTGAGATAGATTTTACTGCCGACGACATTAATATATATTATTATTATATTTTATATATTCTTTACAGTAAAATATCCCTCTCTTTTTTACACACCTTTAATAATATCCATGTATTTATAGGACTGTCCAGTAAATATTTGTCGAATTACAATGCAATATAATGCATATACAACAGTATATTTAAACAAATCCTATAACTGTGAATAGGAAGCATCAATACTTCGTATTGATACTCCGCAAG